CCCAGGCCGCTTCCTAGCACCTCTCCGCATTGTAGCCGGTGAGCAGATAATAAACACCAGCTCACTATCACATGCGCGTAAAGTCATTGCCGACGCTCGAAAGAAAGCTGTTGGTGACGACTTCTACGTCCGTCTGGACGGCCGCTCTTTTCGCCCCAAAGACCAACCCGACTTGTACTTAGACTCCCTCCCCCTGGCGAAGACCAAGGCCAGGAAAGGGGAAGCGCAGGTGCCCGCTACAAGCCCACCACCGACACGAGCGCAATCGATCGTGTCGGCAATCGTACAAATGGGCGCCGAGGATGTGCTAGGAAGCAAACTAGCGGAAGCAAAGGAGACAGTGGCACGTGATAAGGCTGGTAAGCCTAGTGCTGGAGAACGAGTTGACAAGCGCAAACGCGATGAGTATCGCGATATTTGCCGAACCCTAAGGGATGTTGCTGCTGGTCGGCGTAAGCCGTGTCATGCGGTGAAGGCCTTTCAAGCCCTCACTGGCCACCAACAATCCCCGATGGGGCAGCAAGAAGCCCTCGGATATTACATGGTTCATAGCCATTTAAACTCCAAGAGGGCGACCCAGCTGCCGGCGAGTCGCCCATCGGACCCGACACATACCACCGAACCATCGGCGGCGTGTCCTGCGCTTCAGGACGCCATTCTCCCAGCGCCAACAGAACAACCACCGCCACTACCTCCCCGTGTCGATCTCCTACCCAAGGGGCCTGCCCCGCCCCTCCCCGCGAGGGGAGTCCAGTGGCCGACGGATCGTCGTCCGCTGCGGCGGCAGGGCAGTTTCCTGCAGTCAGTCAACCGGCCAGCACACATGCCGAAGATTCCTCATCGTCGAAAGCTCGACGCTGTACCAGAAATACCGATAGCGTCAAGAAATGTGCTGGAGTTGATTGCAGAATCGGCTCGTCCTCGACTAACATTTCCTGTCGTGGCTGGGCCTGCCCCTCCTGCGGACGACACCTCGTCTACTTCACCACCGTCGAGGACGCCACACAAGGGAGACCGCCCCACGCACCCGCCGTCTGGACATGCCACAGCTGTTCGCAAGACGGTGGCGGCTGGGGAAATGTACCCTTCGGTGGACTTATCGAAGACATTGCCTCCTTCTATCACGCCAACAACTGCGCGTTGTACGAGTATCGCTACAAAGAGCGATATACAGGCCCCGTCTTTGACCCCGAACGTGCTTCCAAAATCTACAACGCCCCAAGCTTCGCTAGCGCCGTCGCCGAAGGGTTCTCCCCCGGTGACCAACAAAGAAACGTACTTGCCTGGTACGATTGGGCCTGCAACCAGCAGGGCCCCAAACTCAGCTGAGACTCTTCAGCTGAGAGCGGAAGTTTATAGCCCCAAAGAACTTACCGCTTACTTGCGACGCCGATTTGCCTTCGTGCGTCGTGACGTCGACCTATTGTTGCTTGCGGCCTCTACTTGCCGCAATTACCAACAGTCTCGCAAGAACGATAAGTACAGTGAGGCGGACATGTACAACCACATGATGAACGCTATCACTGCGCTTTTCCGCGCTTCTACCGAAGAGCGGTGCGTTATTGAG